AAGATCGGCCTTGTCGTCCTGGTATCGAGCCGACATCACGGCGATGATCGACGGGTCGAGCGCATATTCGTCAACACCCGTCTTCAGCGTCACTCTCGTCACACTGGACGAGCCGTCGCGAATGATCAGCCCGCGCCGCGCGAAGCGCCGCTGGGCCTGGTTAATCATTGTAACAAGTGCTTCTGTGGACCATAAATAATCAGGAGTCCCAGCAACTCTATCAGACCTGTCGTAAAGAATATTCTCTTTTAAAAAATCAACAAGCTGTTGAAGGGTCATGACAGCACCTGCTTAGGACGAATTAGAGCATCACCTGAAACGCCTCGCTTTGTTCTGTCAAATAGCAACTTCTTATCCAAACCGTATTTCTCCGACAATTCGTGGATTGTAAGACTTTCGCCCCGAACCAAGTAGCGTTTTGCATTCTTCCTTCGCAAATGTTCGCTACACCAAGACGACCGTTTCCCCTTGGCCGGGTGAAGAGGAGCTATCAAATCCTCACCTCGCGCACCGCGTTCAAGACGGCGGTTAATTGTCCAAATTTTTAGACCATATTTTTCGGCTATCTCGTATCTATTGAGTAACTCGCCACGAATCTCATATTTAAAAAGCTTGGTGTCGCGCATTTTATCAATACGTTTGGCGACTAGATCGGGGTTATTATCCCGCCACTTTTTCAGTGATTTTTTGTGTGGATCCCATAGTGGAGCAATAAGATCTTCGTTTTGAAAACCCTTTCCTATGCGAAATTGAATTGTTCCCTGATTAAACCCGTATTTCTCAGCTATTTGTCTTGCGGTTAACAATTCACCGCGAACCTCATGTTTTACGCCCGTGTTTATTTCTCTTGCTACACCAACATTATTACCAGCCGTAGGTGATAGATTAAATTCTGGTTTAAATTTATCCATTAACATCTGTTCGTAAAAAAGAACCTTGTCTTTTTCACAAAATATAATTGGCGTGAATTTAAAAGCAGAGTGTCCATACTTATTCCAAGCACGTTGTAAATAGCGTGAATGGTGCTTACCATTTCGCAGTTGATGCAAATGGTGAGCAAATCTTATTTTAAATGATGTTGTGGTGCTGCCGATATATCGTTTGTTTGTCGGCAAACAAACAATCTCATAAACGCCAGTCATATTTATCGCTGGCTTAGACTTAACAACATTATGATTGCGCTTAATCGTGCGGCCATGTAGCTTGCCGCCAGCCATCGAGTCCGACATCACCGGCTCCGTGGTTAGAGCTTGGACGGTGTTACCAGCACCGTCCTTGCTCGTTTTTTATAGCGCAACTGCGTTCAAGACGCAATGCGCTACTCCTCTTAACGAACGACTCGATACGCGAAGCGGTGCTTCGGACGATGCCCAATCGGCTGCTTCGTCACCGGGTCGACGACCGGGACTTCCTCGACGGCATTGTCCAGAACGTCGATCAAAGCTTCCGGCACTTCAGCAGTCTCGCCCGCGCGCAGCAAATAGCCCGTGCCATTGACGCCGAAGAACTGGCCCGTAGGCGGGATGTTCTCGTTCTCTTCAAGGATGATCTTGACGCGCTTGTTCTGGTCGCTTTCGGCAACAACGCGCTTGCGGCCCTTCGGCGTATCGATGACAAGACTGTCCTCGATCATGCCGATCTGCTTCTCTTCACTCATTACTCGTCGTCCTCTTCGACTGCCTCGTCGAACGCGGAATCGTATTCGTCTGCAGGCAGGGCCTTGTCCAAGTTCTTCTGAAGAAAGCTCAGAACTTCCTCGATTGACTTGAACACGTATTCCTTGCGGCGATCGACATAGAGATCGCCCTTCCCTTTGGAGATGGCGGGGTCAGAGACTTCGACTTCGTAGCCGTTCGCTACACGCTCAATGACTACTCGACAGTCGTGGCTCATAACCCCGCCCTCCTATTTGTTACGCCGTCAGCGAAATGAAGGTGACTTTGATCGTCCCGTTCAGCGCCGCAGAGGCGTGAATGTTCTGAACAATAATCACCACCGAACCAGCAGCAGGCGTCACAGTCGTCACAACCGGCATACCCGTCGTCGCGCTACCAAGCTGAACGCTCGCAACGACCTGAGAGGTCGCGGCAATCGCAGAGTTGGTGATGGTCAGCGTGTAGGTCGCGCCAGCAGCCGTCGTCAGCGACTCCGACGTCACAACGCCAGACGCTTTGTTAAGCGTTGCAGCGCCAGTCGTCGCAGTTGCCGTCTTCGTGCCGGTGTCGACCTTCAACGAGCCAGCAGTAGCGAGACCCGTCGAGACAACCGTCGCGCCCTGCACAGCGCCAGACGCCGTGACAGAAACGCCACTCCAGTCAGTGAACTCTACGTCTGCGCCGTAAAGCTCGGTGAAGTTGTCGTCGATCTTGCCAAGAAGCGTGCTGAGATGCTCGTTCCCGGTCTTATCGATACGTTGCTGAGACATTGGTGACCCTCCTTAAGCGCAGGCCCACCAACGAATCGCCTTCGACGTTCCGACAACGGTCGCAGAAAGCGACACAGTGCCGTCCGTATTGATGACAATGTCGGAGGAGGTGCTGAGAGCGACAGCCGTGTCGGTCTTCATGCAGTTCGCCGCAGCCTCGCCGCTCATCTTGTCCCAGATGATCGCGTCGGTCTCGTTGATGACGCGGATCATGGTCGGGGAAAAGCCGAGGTTGAGGATGGTGACGTTGCCGTCAGAGGTGAAGGCGCCAGCCGCCGTATTGACAATGCCGCCCGAGCGAGCGGAAGCGGTAACCGTAGTAGTAGCCATGTTGAACCCCTAATGAGCTGAGAGAAAAGGGGGCCGTAGCCCCCAATCATCAGGCGCTGGCGAGAACTTCCAGGCGCGCCATCCAGGCGTCCTGAAGGATCACGGTCGTCGTGTAGAGCTTCCAGCCAACCGTGCCGCGCTGAGCGAGCGGGTCGCCAGCAGCAGGCTTCGGGTTCACGACCATGGGCGTCATCGAGGACTTGCCCTTCAGCGGGACGATGCCGAAAGCATCGCGGCCGAAGAACAGGACCGGATAAACGTCGGGGTAGCTCGCAGCCGTCGAGCGGTAGGTCGTCGTCGAGGCGCCGCCAGCCGACGCCGCGTCAGCCCACGGGGCAAACACGGTGGAGGTCAGGAAGCGAACCTGCTCGACCGAGCCGATCTCGCCCTCAAACGGGGTGGTGTGCGGGCCGTAATCAGCAACGGCCTTGAAGCCGGTGAGATTGCGGATGTCCGACTCCAGATCGGGGTGGCAGATCGCGAAGTAAGCCGCTTCAACCGACTTCGTATTGAAGTCAGCAGACGAAGCGACGACCGACGAGATCTTGCGAGCGTTCTGACGGTTCAGGCCCGTCGCCACGCGGCGGATGTCAGCAAGCGAGATCGCAGCAGCGATCAGCGTGCGGCCACCAACCTTGTTGGCGTAGAAGACGTTCGTGCCCGCTTTAAGCACATTGAATCTGAGCGTCTCTACTGTGACTGCCGCAGATTCACCGAGGATGTCCGTCGCCTGGGCGAGGATCTCGTCGGTGTGCGTGTCCATGATGACGTCAGAAATGGTGATGAAGTCGCCATACTGACCGAGCGTCGCGGTGTAATCCTGATTAGCGAGCTTGTTGCCAACCGGGGTCACGCCTTCGACAAGCGCCGTCGTCGCCACCGGGATGTAGAACGGGTTCGCGACATTGCCGGAACCAGCCGAACCAGTCGCGCCGGACAGGAAGTAACGGCGGAACTTGGCGGTCTGAGTCGAGTTGGTCGGCAGAGGATAAGTCTGGCCGAATTTTTCAATGTGAAGATACTTCGCGTTCACATCGGTGCGCTACTACCGACATCGCCCTTGCAAGCGGCTGCATATTTCTATGCAGAGCAGACCATATCATCACCCTCATCAGAGGGGCTGGGCGCTTCGGATCGCTTGATCCTACTCCCTTGCGGGATGGCCGTTACACCTTCAGCCCTTTCGGGCCGCTTGGCACGGGATTGTCTTCAGCATTACCTGGTCAGAGTTTCCCCGTTTTCACCCAGTTTTTCGAGAACGATTGCTCGTCCAAGGCCCTATCGTTAAGGCATACCGCGCTTCAGCATACGAACGACTGAATAAGCGGCTACAGCAGGCGAGATGTCGCCATAGCTCGTGACAGCACTCACGGGATTTCTCCAAGCAAGATTGATCGAGAGCCGCGCTCAATCGAGATCCCGCTTGCTTGGGTGATCGCTCGGCAGTGGTATCAATATACCACACAAAATTTCTGTCAAATAGCTACAGCAACAGGTATGCGAGAATGACAAAGACAAATGTCATTCCAGCAAACGTCCACAGTATCTGTTGCATCAGACGCCCCTACCGCATCACGCACTTGATGCGCGCGTATTCATCTTCATGCACGCCGCTGACGCTGACGAGCGGCCCTGCCATTGACGGCGAGGCGCACCCGACTTGCTGAACGTGCATGGAGATGACGGCTCTTGCTGTCTGCGGCGTGCATTCCAGACGCGCCAGAGACGAGGCGCAGATCAGGATGACGACGAGCATTCCGCGCCGCCCTGAATTGCGACCAGATCAGCGGTCGATCCGGTCTTAATTGACCGACGCAGCGAGGCGAGCATCATCATGCCCTCCTTCCGCATCGTCTTGTCCCGCTCCTTGGAGACAATATTGAACACACGCTCGTAGGCGAAGGCTCTCGCGGCGATGGCGTCCTGAACGTCTGGGTCGACGTAGGAAACTTCAATCTCGTCGTCGTCCATCATGTCAGCCTCCACTCGGCTTGCGCCTCACAAATCCCGCAGGTATCTCGTTTTCCGCCTTGCGGCGTTGCGCGTCGATCTCAAGTATCCATAGGCACGCATCATGGAGTGCCGCCATTGGGTTCTGATTGTTTGCCGCGAGAAGCTGCTCAACGATTTCCTCCGCCTCGCTTCTCTCTTTTTTTATTACGTTCAGCTTCATAATCTGACCTCAAGGCATCAAGGAACTTCACACCGTGCTCGACAGTGGGGGCGCACCAGCATCTCGCCCGCGAAGTCTCTGGCTCGCGCGGGTCAATGATGATCAAGGCTGAAGGATGGATCGGAACCTTCTTTAACCCCAGCTCCTGGGCGTAATGATCCACCACCTTGAAGCCTGACACGCGGACAAGTTGCGCGCAAACACCGTCAGGCATCACCA